ATGATAGTAATGATAGCGATTGCTTGCGGCACTCTCGCTGCTATAGCGTTTCCAGTGTCGGTTGTAATGTTGGTAAAGAGTTTCTTGCAGGAGCGGAGGTGAACGAAATGGCACTTGAGAAACCATCATACAGGGATAACCTCGAAAGAATTAAAGAGGTTTATCCTAACAAAGAAATGCTGAACGTAAAAAATGTCGCAACGTTCTGTGGATTGAATAGAAAAACAGTATTAGAGCTATTTGGCTTTAATAAAGGATATATCTCTGTCGCTAAGTTAGCAAGAGAGATGTCATAAATTAAATACCTTGCAGGCAGACACGGGCTATCCGCATATTATCCGTAAAGTAGACTTTTCCCAATGAGTTTAAATTTTAATGAAATCTGTTTTGCGGACGGCTCCTGTGTGCCTGTGAGGAAGTAAAGAGAGGTAAAACATATGTACATTATAGGTGTAGCTTTGTTTAGTTTCGGTATCGGACTATTCGGTGGTTGGAAGTTAATGAGAGAGGATGATAAGAAACGAATTTGATAATGAGGATATGGAACAGTCTAAATGAGAAAGGTCGTAGAGCGTGGGTTGATACCGGTAAAGCAATGGCAGATATGAAAGGCGGTATATATGCCGCAGAGGAACAACCACAAACACGCAGTCACAAGTTTGACGAAAAGACCAACAGACAGATAGACCAAGTGATTGCGTTGGTGAATGGCAAATGAAAAATGCAGAATATATCATTGCGGTAACAATGTTTTCAATGTTGCTGATAGCATTTGAAATAATCGTGATGATGAATATAGGAGGATAACAAATGACAGCAGGTCAGATAAGTAAGCTACATAATTTATGCTTACAGATTAATTTGTTGGCGGCAAAACGTGACGACGCACCTGTCGTGATATATACAATGGTAGGTGACAATAAGTTTGCACCGGTTATATGTATAAGCGTGTATGAGGGTAAGCCGTTTAAAGAAATTATGTCGTTGTGTATTCCGACTGACAAAACAGTCGATAAGAAATACAGATTACAATTAAAAATGTTGGATGACATCAAGAAAAAGTTGGAGGTGAAAGAGAATGAATGACGAAGTAGAGAACTACAATAATGAAGAATTTATCACGATATTAACTGCACTTGGCAGTAACACAAAAATATTGATTAATGGTAGTGCTGATTTTGAAATACGCCATTCGTGGAATAATGGTGAGCCGTATATCAATATTGTTGCAAAAGAAAAAGACCGTTAGAGCTGGCACTCGTAAACGGTCAAAGCTTAAATACAGATTTAATTATCTGTGTTTGTATTTTAACACATAGAAAGGAAAATGTCAAATGAACATATACGAAATAGACAATGCAATGTTTTCTTTAATTGACGAAGAAACAGGCGAAATAAAGGATTACGAGGCATTTGAAGAACTACAAATGCAGAGAGAAGAAAAAATCGAAAATACAGCGTTATGGTATAAAAATCTTGTAGCCGAGAGCAAAGCTATAAGAGAAGAAGAAAAAGCACTTGCGGAACGTCGTAAGTCGTTGGAAAACAAGGCTGAAAATCTGAAGAATTTCATAAATCGAACATTGCAAGGCAATAAATTCGCTACTCCAAAAGTGGCGATAAGTTACAGAAAGTCAACGGCGATAGAGGTTGATGATGAATTTATCGACTACGCAATGAAGAACAACAACGACCTGTTGACATTCAAGCGACCAGAAGCAAACAAGACAGTTATAAAAGAAATGTTGCAAGGCGGTTTTGATATTCCGCACGCAGAGTTGGTAGAGAGAAACAATGTAAGTATAAAGTAGAGGTGGCAAAATGACTAATATGGAAATATACAACGCCGTCAGAACAGTACCCGAAAATGCGAAGAAACCTATTTACGCAGGTAGATTGAAAGGTATGACAGATATAAACCCTATGTGGAGAATACAGGCTCTTACAGAACAGTTCGGACCTGTCGGAATAGGTTGGTACTACAAAACGGTACGTAAATGGGTAGAAGAAGGTGCAGACGGTGTAAAATGTGCCTTTGTAGATATTGAGTTATACATAAAGCATAACAACGAATGGAGTATGCCTATCGAAGGTACAGGCGGTAATTCATTCGTAGCAAAAGAAAAAAGTGGTTTATATACATCGGACGAGGCTTTTAAAATGGCTCTGACAGACGCTATATCGGTAGCTTGTAAGGCGTTGGGATTTGGTGCTGATGTATATTGGCAAGCCGGTAGAAGTAAATACAATCCAACTCCGACTGGGAATGGAACACAGTCCAAAGCACCCTCACAAGAAGTGTATATCAGCGAAACACAGATAAAAAAAATACAAAATATCTTGCGTGTGTTCCCAAAAGCAAATAGAGAAACAACGCTCAACATTTTATTAAATGAATTCGGCGCAAAAGAATTAACCGAATTACCGCAAGGAAAGTATGTGTTGTTTTTTAATAGATTGGTTGACAGTGCTAACGTCGTTATAAAAAAATCGTTGCAAGGTTTTGTAAAGAACTTTGCAAGCCGAGCAGGCAAGACAGAGGAAGAGATAAGAGAGTTGCTAAAAACTGCATTAGGCAAGGATATTGACGAAGTAGAACTTGCCGAATATCCTCAATACGCAAAGAACGCAAAACAAATGGCAGAAGATTATAAGGTAGAAAATAATGAACAAACAGATATTCAATAAAGAGAGCGGTATTAAGGCGGTAGCGTGGCTATCGTCATTAATATCAGCTTTAGAGGATGGCAAAGAATATGTTGTCGAGGTCAAACAGTACAGGAAAAAGAGGTCACTTGACGCAAATGCTTACTGTTGGGTACTGATAGATAAATTGGCAGAAAAGCTAAATGTCAGTAAAACAGAGGTATACCGCCGAGAGATAAAAGAAATAGGTGGTAACAGTGAGATAGTATGTGCGCCTACAAAAGCCGTCAACAAACTATGCGAGGGTTGGAAACATAGTGGCTTAGGGTGGCAGGTAGAAACGCTTGAAAGCAAACTTAAAGGTTGCACAAACGTTGTTCTATACTATGGTTCATCATCATACGACACAAAGCAAATGTCGATGTTAATTGATAATATCGTGCAGGACTGCAAAGCACTGGGTATTGAAACAATGACGCCGAGAGAATTACAGGTGTTAAAGGACGGGTGGAAGCAATGAAGAAGTGTTTTCTATGTGGTAGAAACGGAAACGGTGACAGATTAGAACGTCACCATATATTTGGAGGAAGTAACCGAAAATACTCTGAAAAATACGGATTGGTAGTTTACCTATGTGGCGAACGTTGTCACCGTAACGGTGAATACAGCGCACACAGAAACAGTGGTATAGCTGATTATTTGCACCGATACGGTCAGAAAAAGGCTATGAAAGAGAATAATTGGACTGAAGAACAGTTTAGAGAAATTTTTGGGAGGAGTTATTTATGAAAGTAGTAGTTTATGAAAATGAAAAAGTAGTGAATGCATTCGAGGGTAACGATATTTATGTTGCTTGCGGTCGGCGATTATTTGCGACCTATGATGTGAACTGCGGGTATCATACTCGTACAGACAATGCAAAACTTCGAAAATATATGCTGAAAACGGCATTAAGGGACATAAAGAGAACATTAAGAAGTTTAAATTAGAGGGAGTGCAAGTATGAATAAAGTTATATTAATGGGACGCCTTACAAAAGACGTTGAAATAAGACAAACGCCGAACAATCTTTCGGTCGCAAGATTTACTATTGCGGTAAATCGAAGATTTGTAAAAGACGGCGGACAACAGGCTGATTTTATTAACTGTATTGCGTGGCGTAAGACAGGCGAATTTATTGCACGATATTTCCAAAAGGGCAGTATGATTGCGGTAGTCGGAAGTATTCAAACAAGAAGTTGGGACGGTAATGACGGTAAAAAGCAGTATGCGACAGAAGTTATTGTAGACGAGGCGTACTTTACAGGCTCAAAATCTGAAAACAGTACAGGCAGTAATACTGATTTGTCTGATAGCGGTTTAGACGATTTAAACAGTCAATACGGTGAGGATTTTGCAACAATCGGTGATGAAGAAGATTTGCCGTTTTAAGAGGTGTAGTGTATGAACAACGGAATTAACTACTTTCCGCTGAACGTACATTTAGATGATAAATTTGAATTAATCGAGGCTGAATTTGGACTGAAAGGGTTTGCGATAGTCGTTAAGTTGTTCCAAAAGATATACGGACAGCAAGGTTACTATTGTGAATGGACAGAAGACGTTGCATTATTGTTCGGAAAGAATGTAGGTTTGGGTGGTGATGCCGTGTCCGAAATAGTGAGAGCCGCGATTAAAAGAGGTATATTTGACAGTGAACTTTATGACAAGTATCAAATCTTGACTTCGAGAGGAATACAAGAAAGATACTTCGAGGCAGTCAGTCGCCGTAAAGAAGTTGAAGTCAGAAAAGAGTACCTCTTAATTAAAGTCGACCAAATTTATAAGAATGTACGCATTTTAAATGAAAATGTAAACATTTCAAGCAAAAATGTAAACATTTCCGAACAAAAGAAAGTAGAAGAGAGTAAAGTAAAAGAAAAGAAAGTAGAAGAAAGGGAACTGCCACGTCTGCCTGTAAGAATTGTTAAGCTATATGAGAACAATATAGCACCTTTGACACCGATTACACTGCAAGGCTTAGATGATTGGCTGAATGATATGTCGGAGGATGTTGTTATATACGCAATCGAAGAAGCTGTAAAGAACAACAAACGTAATTACAGGTACATAGAGGCAATACTTCGCAATCATTTTAATGCGGGACGTACTACCCTTGCGGAAGTGCAAGGTGCAAAGAAAACATACCACAAAGGGAATGAACAAAGCGTATATGATGACAACGGTGTTGATTATGACGAACTTGAAAAAATAATGAGGGAGCGAATGTAGTGGTAATATTAGCAATAGACCCCGGTAATGCACAAAGCGGTTGGTGCATTATTGACAGAGAAACAATGAAACCGCAAGATTTTGGAAAGACCGATAACAACGAATTGTTAGACAGTTTTGAACGTCTGATAAGAGTATATCAAGTAGACGTTGTTGTTATCGAAATGGTGGCGTGTTACGGTATGCCGGTTGGGCGTGAAGTGTTTGAAACGTGTGTGTGGATAGGCAGATTTACCGAGAAAGCAAAGCAACTGCAAAAGGACGTTCAATACATAACACGCAAAGATGAAAAAATGAATATCTGTCACAGTATGAAAGCCAACGACGCAACTATTCGCAGGGCTTTGATAGACAGATTTGCAAAACACGATTTAAAGAACGGCAAGGGAACAAAGAAAAATCCTGACTGGTTTTACGGCTTCAAAAGTGACATTTGGGTGGCTTATGCAGTGGGGATAACGTGGATTGATATGGAGGAATAAGACAATGACTATTAAATTACCAATGGGTGTGGAAATAGAAATGAATACACACCTGTCATATGATTTTGATGATATTATTCACAAGATATTTAAAGAATATTTAGACAAAGCAAAAACAGGAAATTTAGCGTTTGATAAATTAAATTTTATAGACTTCTGTATTGCTTCAATTCGCAATTCAAAATGTGCGGAGGAGGCAGTTCAAGATATAATGCTCAAGCAAACAGAATTCAGATTAAAAATGTTTGATGAACTTCCGGAAAAAAGTTCGTTCTTGAACATGAACTTTATGGTTCACTGTTATGAAACAGGTAGAAAAAATGCGGAACTGCATACTGAATATAGCAGTAATTACACAGAAAATGAAACTATTATGAAAGTGATTATAAGAATTATAAAAGTGGTGAGCGATTTTGAGGAGGAAGAAAATGGCGAAGAAAAAGAGAATTAAAATCGGTGCTATGTACCGAGAGTATGGCGAATTAGAGGGTGTGCTATGCCGTAACTGCTGTAATTTTATAACGATTACGGACGAGGGAAAACATCACTGCAAATGCAAGGCGTATGGTATAACGAGAGAGGCTAATACAAATTGGCGTAGCAAATATGAGGCGTGCGGATTGTATAACACACCGATAGGCAATAAATATAAGCCGATATTTGAAGGAGGAAAAGAAGAATGACAGATTCAAACACACAAACGTTGAATGACATTATCAATCATCAAAAGGCAGAGATTGAGAGATACAAAGGTGTCATAAAGCTACTTGAAGATGATGTAGCAAGTGCAAAAAAAGAAACGGAAGTAACGGAAATGTTGCTTGAAGAAAAAAATAAAGACATATCCACTTTGATTTTTAAAGAACGTTCAAATGCAATAATAGAATTTGCGGAAATGCTCAAAGATGGCTTTAATACTGACGGCGGTACGTTTGAGTGCTCAGAAATTGAGGACAATATCGACGACCTTGTAAAAGAAATGACGGAGGTAGAAGAATGAGATATAAAACAAAACCGTGTGAAATTGAGGCGGTACAATGGACAGGCGAAAATTTAACGGAGATTTTACGATTTACAAATACACAGAATATTGATATTACAAGCGGAGTACCTGTCATAAAAACATTAGAGGGCGATATGGTAGCAAGCACAGGTGACTACATCATCAGAGGACTACGAGGGGAATATTACCCGTGTAAGCCTGATGTGTTTCAGAAAAAGTATGAGCCGTGCGAATAAGAGGTGATGATATGAGAACTGAACGATTTGAAGAAGTTATAAATAACCGCATAGAAACGTGTAAAAGCGTTCTTTGCAGTAAAGCAGAAGAATATGCAACCGATGATAGATTACATAATTTCAAAGTGGCGGGTAAATTGCAGAAATGCACAGCGGTTAAAGCGTTGGGCGGTATGATGTCAAAGCATACTGTCAGTGTATACGACCTAATCGACGATTATGAGCAAGGTAAGGTAATACCGAAAGAAATGTGGGCTGAAAAGATAGGTGACAGTATAAATTACCTGTTACTATTAACGGCATTATTAGCCGAAAGAAATATAAGAGAAGAAGTACCGCAAGATGATACTGTTGATTATTGCTACAATACAATTTGTAATTGGATATATCATAATGCAGAGAGATTTGCTCAATCATTAACTTTCAATAATGAAATATGGGGTAAAATCGAAAACGGTGTTGCGACAATTAATAAATATAAACTTGTTGATTTTTTACAGGATAAAGGATATGACTACGGCTCAGTTATGCCAAAATTTGCGGAACGCGGGTATATTATAAGGAGTTCACAAGGTAAGTATGTACATCATTTAAGTACATACGGCATAAAAGCGTATTATGTAAAACTAAAACTGACGAAAATTAAGGAATATCAGAAGATGATTAAAAGCTGTGATAAATGCAAGTTTCTTACCGTTTTAAATGATAATACAACCGGTGTATATGCAAAATGCCCAGCGAAAACATTTTTGCTATGGAAAGAAGATACACGGCATACAACTTGCGATTGTTGGGAGGATAAAAATGTTGACAAAAAAATATAAAAACGGATTTATAACACTTGACGCAGAAATGTTTCCGTCGGTGGCACAAGAAACAATAGACAGAGAAATTAAAAATTTTGAGCCGATGAAAAAGGCAATAGAGAAGTTGTATGAGTATGAGCAAAAAGATATTCCGATGAAAATAATTATTGACGAAGAAAGTGGATTGAGTCATTGCCCTAATTGTGGCGATAGTAAATATATACTATTCGGCGATAAATGTTGCGTTGAATGTGGACAGCGTTTGGAATGGAGTGATGTGAAATGAAGAAGTTGACATTAAAAGATTTCACAGTCGGTCAAAAGGCATATATACTCTATACAAATAGCGGACGCTCAGAAGCGCCAACGATTACTGAAGTAACGGTAAAAAAGATTGGTCGAAAATATGTGACGGTAGATTCTTTTGACAGACAATTTATGCGGTGGGGCAATATTGAACCATTGTTTGAACATGACGATTGGGGCGAACGTGGATATTTGTTCAATGATTATAAATCAGCAGAAATTGAAAAAAATCGTCGCCTATTAGAGAAAGATATAAGAGCGTGTATGAGATTTATTGATAATTGTTCTTATGATGAAATGCTGGCGATAATGGACATTTTAAGGAAAGCAAGTAAACGTGATAACATTTGAAGCGGTGGTGATTAAATGAGCAAAAAGTATAAGGGATTTAAGGGTAGCGGCTACAACAAAAAGTCGCTACCGAAATACACAAATAAAACGTTGCTGAAAATTATAAAAAAGGCAATGGCGAGCAAGTTGGAAATTGATTGTAAGTATTGAGGAGGTACAAGAATGAACCGAAAAGAAACAACCGAATTTTTGAGCGATTTACTCGTTCAAAGAAAATTAGCGGGCAAATACTACGCCTCCGAAGTTACACTTGACTTCGGATGCGGCAAAGGTAAAGAAAAACGTGTTGACTTTGTGCAGTTTGTACCGAAAAATCAAAGTACAAGCGGCATAGAAAAAGGGGAATTTATCTTCTACGAAGTCAAGAGCTGCAAAGACGATTACCATAGTGGCAACGGTTTAAATTTTGAAGGGGATAGGAATTACATTGTTACGACAATGGAAACCTACAAACAAATCATTCACGAAAAACCATGGGAAGTAGGTATATATGTAGCATGCCCGGAGCATAGAGAGCTTGTGGATGAATTTGAAAATCCTACTTCCTTAGATGATGATACGGTGAACTGGACATTAAAAATTGCGCTTGCCGCACACCCAAAAGACCGTCAAAGGTCAATGTCACAACTGCTATTTTATATGCTGCGTTCGGGAAAGTGAGGAATAACAATGAATTTGATAAAGAGGTTTAAGAAAAGAAAACAAGAAGAATTAAAAAACAAGTTTTATAACTATATAGAAAATGCAAAGCACAATATAAAAATGGCAATAAACAGTGAGGTGGCGGAGTTTTGGTATGCAAAAGCGCTCGGAGCATTGGATTTAGCCGGAAACATAGGTATGATAGACTTTTACGAACAAATTAAGATAGGAAATGAGGTTAGGATTATACGGAGGAATAATAAATGAAAAGAAGATTTATAAAAATAATTGGAATATTGATGATGTTTTGCATAGCAGTAATGCTGACGGCGTGTTCGGAGGCGGAAATGGTAAACTACAATATGTCAAAACAGGCAGACTATTTTGAATGCGAACGAAAAATCACCGTTTACAATGCACGAACAGATAATATCGTGCTTGAGGCGGAGGGATATATGAGTATATCCAATAATACAACTAACGAATTGGTGATAACTGTTAAAACGGGTGAGAATTCGTATAAGAAAAACTATGTGTATTTAAACGAATACACAATGTATGCAGTTGAAGATATTACAGGGACACATACAGACCCATATCATTACAAATTGTATTGGCACACGCACGAGGGTGTGAGCGTTGAGGTGAAATAAAATTAAGGAGGAAAAGTAATGCAAGTAGAATTAAAAGCAAACGGTAAAACCGTCCAAGTTGAAATGACGGAGGAACAGTTAAAAGAGTTGGGATTGATTGAGGAACAACGAACAGGATATGAGAGAGTTAAAAAAGGTGAAATGTATTATGTAATTGATGCAGAATACAATAGTATGTTGAAAATTACAGAGTTTAATGACCAAGAGGATGAGCAATGTTATAACACAGGCAATTATTACAATGATAAGGTGATTGCCGAGAACAATGCAAGAGCAGATAAACTACTTCGTTGTTTAAGACGGTGGCAGGCGGCAAATGACCGAGCTATTTCGGTGTCTGATTGGAAAAATGACAATATTTTTAAATACTATGTAGATTATGATTGTTTTAATGAACTGTTTTTCACGACTTATGCTGTTCATCGCCGATTCCTAAATAATATATACTTTACATCGGAAGAAAAAGCAGAGGAAGCTATCGAAGTATTCAGAGATGAATTGCTATGGTATTTTACCGAGTATGTTCAGAGATTAGACGAGGTACAAAATGGTTAAAGAACAATTATGTTGGGCGTGTCAGAAAGCTTGTGGCGATTGTTCGTGGAGCAGTTGCTTTCAACCTGTGGAGGGTTGGACTGCTGAAAAGGTACAACGCAAGACGTATGATTCGTATAGAATAACAAAGTGTCCGGAATATGTACCGGATAAAGCGAGCAATTCTGAAAACAAGAAAAAGACACGAGTAACCAACAAAGAATTAGATACAATGAAAAGATTAAGAGATGATGGTCTATCATATTTTGAAATAGCAAAGATTGTGGACAGAAACCCTGACGTGGTTAGGGCGAATTTGGTGAGGTGTTGACATGGATAAAACAGCGAAGAAGTTAAAGCAGAAACGCAGAGCCGTAAGGCAGGCGATAAAGAACGCCGAAGAAGAAAGAATATTAAAAAATTTTGATGAAATTGCAAAGAAACGCGGTATTAAGAAATTCAATAGAAAGAAAGCATTGCAGTCGTACAAGATTGTTGAAAACGAAGTTACAACAGAGGGTGTTGTCAATCTTGTGGTAGTAGGTGCGTGGTATCTGCGTGTAAAATGCAAATGGGGTCAAAAACGCGTGTGTCAATACATAGAGGGAGTTATTCGATATATTGGGGTTGTGTATAACCGTGAACGCGATATTGATAAACTTGCAGAGGAATTAAAAGATGAGTGCGATTTTGATTATGAAAAACTGATGAACGATTTTGACCCACTAAAAATCAAGACAAGCACTGCCGAGCAAGACCGCATTAAAATGGTTACGTGTGCAATGAAAAACAATGCACCTATAATCCTGTATACGTTCTATTCAATGTTGAAATGGAAGAAGAAACGTATAACAGAATTAGGACAGGCAATAAAGGATGTTTTAATGGGTATGCAGGACGGTAAGCTGAAAGAGGTTAAAGAGGTCGTAAGAAAAGAATGCGGTATGACATTCTATTACGACGGAAGGATATTGTATAGCAAATAGGAGGACAGGGGATTGACGGAGTTTAGATTTTCAAGAACATTAGATAGGTTAGGAATAAACTACAACACGCAAGGATTGATATATTTCCTGTGTGTTAATGCTAAACGACTGCCGGAGCAAGATAAGGCAGTGCTGAATATGTGTCTTGAAGTCGCAGGAGAGGATTATCAGGCACTATATAAATTTCTGACAGACAGCTCCGTCAATCACGTCTACATACAAATGCAATACGGATTGCACCCAAAACGATTATTCAACCTAAAACGGGAATTTTATAAACGGTTTCGGGATAACTTAACTCACTTTGACTTGCGGTAGAGAATGTGATATAATATATATGCTCACTTGAGAGATATTATATTTTTTCATTTATTCCTAAAAAAGACGGTTACCAAACGGCAACCGTCTTTTTTGTTATGCGTTTTCAATCAGTCTTTCAATAACCTGACTGATATTTTCGCGTCTTTCGAGAGCGAGCGATTGAAGTTTCTTTTTTGCTGTTCCAGAAAGGGTTATTGTTGTTCGGTAGGTATCACCCTCTGACACTTCACCGAAGTACTGTTCGTACACTTCCGGTGAAGCGTGTTCTTCAGCGAACGCCTTTGCGTCAGCTTCGGAAAGTGGAACGATTTTTTCACCTGAAGTCCACATATTGCCGTCGGCTTCAGCATAGGCGGTTCTTGCACCGCCATATCCGTACAAGAAAAACTCACCTGTACGCTTTACATACAGTTGCTCGCAAAGGGCGTCAAAATCGCCCGACGGCAAGCCGTTATCATAACTGCACACCTTTTGTGCAGTGTCAGTATCGTACTTTCTTCCCTTAATTATTTTTAACATTTTATTTTCCTCCTTTAATTATCTATGATAACCCTCCAACCTTTGTAGGTCGCAGGATATGCTCTTTTTCCTAACATAGTAGCTCGCACTTGCGACATCCCTGATACTACATTGTAAAACTGCTGTGTATCAGCTTTACAGCCGAAATGTTCTTCGCCGTGTAACCGCAACCAGTTATTCAACGAATGAAAACGGTAATGTACATTTTCAGGTGAAACAATATGCCAATCTATTGCGTTGACATTTGTTTCAAATTTGCCTGATTTGGGACTTACCTTAGACGCTTCTATTGCTAACATTCTTTGGTATGGGTCTTTACCTTTGTGTGCGTCAGAAATCTTTTTCTTTTCTTCGCCTGACTTCTTTCTGCCTGTTGAACGAATAACTGCATACTTCTTTCTACACTCGGTAGAACAGGTTACTTTTTTTGCTGACGGTGATGTTTTAAATTCGCCACCGCAGATTATACATTTTTTTATCATATTGCACCTCTGCATTGCACCGACGCACCGAAATGCGTCGGAATTGCGTTTTTATAGCTCTTTTTCAATTTCAGCGATGATGTCTACATATTCTAATACTTCGTCTGCTGATAATTCGTAACTGTCGTTTTCCCAAGAGCTATCATCTTCAATAGTTCTTAAAAATTCTTCTGCTTTTTCAGTTTTTTCGTCATCATCACAGTCAGCTAAATTCGGGAACCATTCTTTGACTGTGACGTATCTGCAACGTCCTTCTTCGTCAATGCTAATGATAATGTCGTATGCGTTTGTTTCTCCGTAAATTAATCTCTTTTTCATAATTAATCTTCCTTTCTTGCCTTTCGGCTGACCTCTTTTGTTATTTTCTGATTATAGTATAGCAAACTTTTATGCCAAAGTCAATACTTTTATGCCAAAGTTAAATAAGATTATGAAAAGTGTACATATATTCCTATGGTTATTTATGCAATATATACAAAATGCAAAAATATTAAAATTGGAAAATAGTGTGGGGGATAGATTTGATTTACTACATATAGTAGGTAGAACCGTCGTGGTGACGGTGGGTTAATATTTCACTGATTGTCGGTGGGGACGGAAATATTAAATTGATGAAAAGGGGGTGTCAGCCATCGCAAAACAGAGAACATATACAGACGCCGACCGTGAGCAGGCATTTGCGGAATACACGGTATTGGGAAATTGGGAATTAGTATCACGCAAAATGGGTATTCCCGTAAACACATTAAAATCGTGGTGGCGACGACATCCGCCTGATATGGACGAATATGCAGAAAAACGGCGAGAGGTCCGCGAGGGTTTCATCGAAACGGCGAGCAGAGCTATTGAAAACGGTGCGGAACTGATTAACAGGCGTATGGAATTAGCATTAAAACATCAGCGTGAATTGGAAGAACTGATGAACGATGTTCCAGCTGATGAAATGACGGCAACGCAAAAACAGGAATTGCGAGCGAAGATACGGTCATTGGAACTGCACAAGTTGTCTGAAATCAGTACGGCGGTCAATACGTTGTATGACAAACGTGCATTAGCGCAGGGACAATCGACTGAAAATACGACGATTGAAATTAAAATGCCACAGGACGTGATGAAATATGCAGAATAGTCTGAAATTAGACCTATCACGCACAAATCCGAAACAGGAACAGTTTTTCACCGCACATAACAGAATGATTATGTACGGTGGGGCGAGAGGTGGCGGAAAGTCGTGGGCGGTAAGAATGAAAGCTGTTCTATTGGCTATCAGATACAGTGGAATTAAAATGTTGTTCCTACGACGGACGTATCGTGACTTGGAGCGTAACCACGTCCGAGAGTTGGAGCCGTTGCTAAAAGGCATAGCAAGATATAGCAAACAGGAAAAATGTTTCTATTTCAATAACGGTTCACTGTTGGAAATGGGGTATTGCGACAGCGAGAGCGACGTCAATCAATATCAGGGTATCGAATACGATGTTATTTTTATGGACGAGGCTACGCAATTTACTGAATATCAGTATTCAACACTGACTGCGTGTATTCGTGGTGCCAATCCATTCCCAAAACGAATGTATCTGACGTGTAACCCCGGCGGTGTCGGTCACGAATGGGTTAAACGTCTGTTTGTATCACGAAAATACAGGAATGCAGAAAATCCTAACGATTATATGTTTATTCCTGCGACAGTGTTTGATAATGCGGTGTTATTGGAAACAGATACAGGCTATGTCGATATGCTAAATAACCTGCCCGACGGACTGCGAGAGGCGTGGCGTGACGGCAGTTGGGACTTGCTCGAAGGGCGGTATTTCAACGAATTTGATAGGTCAATACACATTGTTAAACCGTTTCAAATTCCTAAACATTGGCGTAAATATCGTGGTATGGACTACGGTTTGGATTGTTTGGCGTGTGTATGGGTGGCTATTGACGAACACGGTAACTACTATGTTTACCGCGAGTACGCTGAAAGCAATAAGGTTATTTCAGTCGGTGCAGGGGAAATAGTCAATCTGACGCCGACTGACGAACGAATAGAATACACCGCCGCCCCACCTGATATGTGGGGACGAACACAAGAAAGCGGTAAGACAAAGGCGGATTTGTTCCGTGAGGGCGGTTTGCCACTTTTGAAAAGTTCAAATAACCGTGAGGCAGGTTGGTTGGCAGTCAAAGATTTATTACAGGTCAAGAACGGCAGTAGCCGATTGATGATATTCGATAACTGCATTGAATTAATCGACTGTTTAACATCACTGCAACGTGATACCAAACACCCGACGGACTGTGCGACAGAGCCACACGATATAACACATTTACCTGACGCGTTGCGATATTTCGTGTTGCAATTCACATCACCGTCAAAACCGCCAAAAGAGGAAAAGACGGCGGTACAAAAGTACAGAGAGAAAGCATTAAAAGGCAGATTAGAAAAAAGGAGGAGCTATTTCTAATGAAAATCAAGAAGATAAAGAGAAAATGCGAAGTCAGAGGGTGTAAGAATACCGATACATATTCACTGACAAATACAAATGAATTCGGTAACAGTGTCATTATCTGCGAAGAATGTTTAAAAAAGGCGGTTAAAGCTGTTGCGGAATACGACCCATCAGCAGAGAAAAAGACGGTGTCAGTACCACCGCCACCACTATTTTTCCACGGTGGAATAGAGAAAACAGCTAAAAACGTGGAAGAAACAGCGGAAACAAAGCCTATTCCATATACAAAAGAGTATTTGGACAGCGTTAAATACAACGATTTGAAAAAAATCGCAAAGGAAATGGGTATCAACGCAAACGCCGACAAAGAAACGTTGATTGAAAGCATTTTACAGGCTGATTAAGGGGGAATGGCTATGAATGTAACAGGGTTTCTGCTATGCGTTATAGCTATTCAGACACTAACCATAGTAGGAATGACAATAGTGCAACATATCGAACGCAAAGACCTGTATAACAGGTTGATGTGCAGAAATATGACTGAATACAACAACATCAAAGCCGATGAGCCGAAGCAACCTATCAGCAGGCATAAAGCCGTTTTGAATAGGTGGCGTAAGAACGACGCAAAGGTGGGTGATGAATAATGAATTTGAGATATTCACCTGTATTGCAGGGCATAAAAGCGAGCGTAAAGAGTATGTTTTCACCTCCTGACAGCGAAAGTGCAGATGATGAAGAAGTTGACAGAGTAATTGACACCGACGACGACGGAAACCAACTGTACAAGGAAGATATTATCGCAAATATTCACGAAGAATTAGAGAAACGCCGTTCAGCACGTTCAGCATTGGAAACACAATGGCATTTAAACGCTAATTTTTTAGTCGGTAATCAGTATTGTGATTTTAATCCGTATAGTCGTGAAATAGAACAGTTGGAGCCTGTATACGATTGGTTGGAACGTGAAACATTCAATCAAATTGCACCACTGATTGATACACGAATTGCTAATCTGAAAAAGATTAACTATCGAATGAAAGTCAATCCACGCACGAACGAGTTAGAGGACTACGCAAAAGCTGAAACATCAACTACGATATTGCAGTATTTGCAGACTTCAAGCGATTTTGACACCAAGAAAAATACCGCAATACAGTGGAATGAATTGTGCGGTAACTGTTTTTGGCTATCGTGGTGGGACAAAGACAAAGGCGAGAAATACGCCACTGAAAAAGTCGTTGCTGTTGATGATGAAGGCAACGAACAAAAATTTGAACAAGCGTTTTATCAAGGTGATTTGGAGTACGGACTGATAACACCGTATGAGGTGTTCCCCGAAAGCATTTTCAAAGAAGGTGTAGAGGCACAGCGTTCAATCATTTTGGAGCAGGTAAAGACCAAAGAGGAAATATACGACCTATACGGTATCAAGGTTGAGGGTGCAACGGTTGAAACGTTTGAACTAACACCTGTTGTTGCCGGAGGCGGTTTTGGTTACGAGAATACCGTCACAACATTAGGTACACGTTCGGTAGATAACGCTGCAAAAGTGATTACATACTTTGAACGTCCGACAAAACATAGACCGGACGGAAGAATGATAATCATTGTCGGTGACGAACATTTGGTTTACTACGGTCCGCTACCGTATTCACGCATACCATTAACGCAAATGATGTGTCGCGAATCGGCAGGGCAGTTTTTTGGGAAATCAATAATTGAAGATTTGATACCGCGTCAGAGGGCGTATAACGGCTGCCTGAACCGAATACACGAATACATCAAACGCATTGCAATACAGGGTTTCTACACCGAAGAAGGCAGTATCGACATTGAAGAATTTGAACAAAACGGTGCGGCACCGGGTGCAATGTTGGTATACAGACAGGGAGCAAACCCGCCGACACCTATTCCGAATGGCAATTTGCCGTCAGAGATTATGACAGAACGATACAATCTGAAAAGCGATATGGAATATGTAGCAGGTGTATCACAGCTGATGATGAACGGTGCAACGCCCGCAGGCGTAACGTCGGGTACGGCTATACAGAACCTTGTTGACATAGACAATACACGTCTATCGCTGACAGGCGACCATATTCGAAACAGTATCAAAAATTTGGCGGTAATGTGGCTTGAAATCTATAAAAAATACGCTAATACGCGACGTGTGCTGAATTGCACAGGTAAAAATCGTATCGGTAATGCAATCATATGGAATAGCGACGATATTAACAGCTATGACGTTGAATACGTCACTGAAAACGAACTACTGATGTCGGAAGAAGTGCAAAAGGAACGTTTCTTCGACGCGTACAAAATGGGGCTGTTTACCGACGCAAACGGTCAGATACCTGAACGTGTAAAACAGAGGGCACTGGAGTTTATGAAAGTAGGCAATTACACCGAAATAATGAACATCAATGCACTGCAAATACAGGCGGCACAACGTGAAAACGTATTTTTTGAGCAGGGTGCAGTGCCGAGAGTATCAGAGTTTGACGACCACGATATACACATAGACGAACACCTGCGGTATATCTTGCAGTTGGATTTTCAGCTGTTAAAACTGAAAAAGCCGGAGTATGCAAAGGCGTTAGAGGACCACATCAGACTACATAAACAGGCACAGGCACAAGACCAACAACAGAATATGTTGGCAATGTTAGCACAACAAGGACAAAGATAGGAGGATATACATAATGGATAATTTCTACGACGCAAGACGAGCGACCGAAGATATGTTCGACGGTCAGACGGTGTTAGGGGAAGACAGTACCCCCCAAGACACCCCACAAAATACCCCCCAAGAACAACAGGAGGGACAAGTACAAGAGGAACAAGTACAAGAGAAACAACCGCAAGAACAGGTACAAGAACAACCGCCGCAAGAGAATAATGCGGTTGATGAGGCGGCAAATGTAGCACAGGCGGCGGCACAAGCGGCGGCACAACGTGAACAAGATTATCAACGCATAATGGAAGAAAATGAACAGCTAAGACAGACAAATAACGAATTGCAACAGACTATAACGCAGCAATCACAGCAACGTGAGCAAGCGGTTATAGAGGACGCAATGCAAATGCCTATGTTGGACGTTAATCGTTTAGCATTTGAGGACGATGCAACTGTTCAGAAAATGCAACAGGACTATGCAAATGCAATGCAAAAATACGTCACACAGCAAGTGCTAAAAGACGTTGAACCTGCCTTGCAATACGCAAAGGACGGTATGCGTGAGAAGGAAAAAAGGGAAATGCTTGAGGCGTTCAAAGGTGTAGATGAACTGAAAGGTATTAACGATATGTTGCCACAACTTGACTACATTATCGAACACAACAAGTGGTTAGCTAACGACGATATACCTATGGACGAAAAGTATTTGACGGCGTATATGATTGCAAACGGCGTAAATTCTGCGAATACACCGCCACCGTCAGACCCAACAGCAGAAGAATTAATGAAATACTACGACAGCAATCCTGAATTTCAACAAATGATTGAAAAAAAGAGATTGGACGACATTAAACAAAGTCAGCAAGTGCCTGCAATGTCAGCGTCAAACGGCGCTGTAAACGCGGCATTAACAATAAAAGAAAAACCAACAACTTGGGACGACGCCTCCAAAAGAACACGAAATATGTTCAGAGAGAGATAACGTACCCACAAATGACAAAAGAGGGAGATACTTAAATGGGAAGAGAACAAAACCTAAAAACTATTGAAGAGGCTCTAAAATCTAACTACTTACCGGTATGGAATAACCTACTCGGTATTGAGCCTACACCACTACTATCAAAAATCAAGAAAAAGCCATTGGTAGCAAATGAGATTGTTGCGTCAGCTCCAATCGGTCTATCAGGCGGTTTTGGCTACGGCGAAGAAGGACTTGCGACACCTGAAGCAGGTAACGTTATGTTCAAGCGTTTCAGAACATACGCAAAAGATATGTATACAAACGTTGAGTTGTCAATCAAAGCTGTACAACTTACAGGCAAGGACGGCTCTATGGCAAACGCACTTGACACAGAAGTTAAGGCGGCGTACGAAACAGCAAAATGGAATGTCGGACGTTCACTATTCGGCAATGGTACAGGTGCATTAACAAAGGTTGTTAAACAGACAACTCCGACAACAAAAGTTGAAGTAACTGACATTAAGTACGTCAAGGAAGGCTTGATTGTAGACTTTTATCCGACCTCGGCTACAACGCCGAACGACGTGGTTGCTAAACAGCTACGAATTATGGCAATTAACCGCACAAAGAACAGCAACGGTAACTATGAGATTATCCTTGACAAAGCACCTACAACAGCACTTGTTGACGGCTTTATGACGGTGCAGAACTCATTTAACCGTGAAATCACAGGTCTTGGTGCTATCTTCGACGATGAAGTTCCGACAATTTACGGCGTAAGCAAGGCAGACAATCCGATTATCAAGCCTATTGTTATTGACGCAAATGATAATGTTGAGGACAGCATTATCACAAAGGCTCTAAGACGTGCCGAAAAGGACAAGAACTCAAAGGTTGATATGCTGTTGTGTGGTGACGAAGCGTACGACCACTACACAGAATACCTAAGAGTAAACAATATCAGAGTTGAACAGAACACCTTACAGGGTGGTTTCAAATCAATTCAGTTTGCTTTCGGCAACAGACAGGTTGATGTTGTCAACGAAATGTTCGTGCCGGATGATGAAATTTGGGGTGTTGATACATCAGCGCTTGAACTACATACACAGGAATGGAAATTCGCTGACCTACAAGGCGGTGGCATTTTCAACCTAAAGGAAAATTCATCAGTTTACAGAGCGTTGCTTGCAAACTATGGTGACCTTATCTGCTCAAATCCTGGTGGTCTAATCAGAATTTACAACTGTATTTAATCTTTACGGCAAGGTAATTATATGTTGCCTTGCCGTATTTTTGCCGTTATTTTAGGCACTTGCTGAAATATTTTTTTCTGAAATGCGGTGATAGATTGGAACAAGCAGAAGTAACACTTAAAGAAATATATGAAAAAGTAAGTCTTAAAGTACCTCTTGAACAGCGACGGTTCTTTAATTTCTTTAACGACACCGTTGCAGAACTTGAAGCAGTATATCCCGACTTACTGTTCAAAGAGGGTGTGCATTTTACACCGATACACGATTTATCGGACGAAAACGTTGTATTACCGCTTTATACTCCGGCAATCGTGGACAATATCTTATACCTTTGTGGTTACGACCAACAAGGTATATTCAAACAGGAATTTACGCGAAAATCAAGAAATGCCTATGTGCATTATTGGAAAAATCACGCACATAACAGACGTGTACGACGAATGAGGTGGTAGAGAAGTGTTTGACAGTGGAATATCTGCAAAAGCGTTAATAGCAGAATTACAGAGTGAAGTGGACGTCGCACTTCCTATCACAAATTCGACGTATGCAACGTGGCTGAACAGTCTGCAATGGCTGTTATACAGTGCGATTATAAAAGAACAGAACGACTTGATAATTACCGAACCGCAAGAGGATGTTATACAGCTTGCAAACCTTGATGTTTCGGATAATGAAGCACCGATACGGTTTGAAGATATATATGCGGTGTATGCAGATACAACACAATTAATAAAGACGAGTATAACAAGCGGTTTCGTATTTCCCGATTGTTTTTATAAAAAAGGTGATAATTTAGCTGTTAAAATGCAAAAAACACCTAATTTTATTAAATTAATCTATCATATCAAGCCTAAATTGATAAAAGTAAATGAAAATGACGAAATACAAGACGGTAACGTGATGATACCGATAGAATTTATCGAATTGGTAAAGTCAAAGCTAAGAGGCGAAGCATACTCACTTGAAAATGAGTACGGTCCTGCGTCAAATTGGCTCAACAATTACAATATTTTACTTGAACATTTCAAACAATGGCTATCTGATAAAGCCCAACAATTCGGACAGTAAAGGAGAGGTTATATGGCAAAGAAACAAAACGAATTACAATTCGGACAAGTACCATTACCACAGGCACTAAAGCAATATAGCCTTTCCAAACTGAATTGGAGTGGTTTAAACAGACGGCAAGTTATAGATACAGGTGCTTTGTCTATGGAATGCAACATTTCTACAGTCGAGGCACCTTATTTAACACCGTCGCAAAGCAGAGTAGACATATTGTCCGATATGGGACTTGAATACAAACACCCTATATCGCTATTCAGTTTTGATGATTTCCTTGTTGTTATCTATCGTGACGATACAGAATTAAAACTTGATTATCTCGTTTTGAGCGACAAGAAAAACAGTAAAGGACAAATCACAAAAGTATATACAGGTCTAATAAAAAAAGGCGTGACAGAAGAAACTGACGCGATACAGCGTAGTATGGTGCAATTCAATGTATATGAAAATGCCGTTGATGTACTTGGCGGCACATATGTAAAGAAATTGATACTGTTTCCTGACAAAGTATCTATGTTTATGAAGATTGTAGATACAGACAAAGACCCTACTACATTTGACAAACAGGCAGTTAAGGACGGCAATGCCGATATTGATGTTATGTATTGTCAAAAAGAAAGTAGTGGCAAAAAAACTTACTATGTTTGGAATGGGGCGATAGGCAGATTTACTTTGACAGGTGGTGTGAACTACTTTAAAACAAGCAATTTGGACGTTGAAATAAAAAAATACTACAATGACGGATATACTCAGACGAAAGACGAGTATTACAATGACGGTTACAGAAAGTCAAGTAAACAAACGTATAATGACGGTTACAAAAAGACGGAATATAAGGTGTTCCGTGACGGTTATGTGCCGATAGAAGATACGAATGAAACAACATATGACGGTGGTGATGTGTATTACTACGAAAGGCAAGGCGAATACTCACCGTATACATACACCGTTGCCACTTGGTTACAGCAAGGCGATAAGTTAAAAGGCAAAGGTTTATATCAAAGAGAGCCTGCACCATTGGGAACAAATACAAATGTAACATTTTACGAGCGAACAGGCACTTCGTTCCCTTATACATATGTGAAAGTTCGCAATCTGAAAACAGGCGATAATATATCAAGTTATTATGAAAAGGTTTCTGATAGCACAGGTACGGTTCAAACCAAACTATACGTAAGAAAAGCTGATGATAACGGTACGATAATACCGTATGAGTATGAGGAAGTAACTGATATTGCATACGGTACGAATATAACCGATTATTACGAAAAGATAAGCGACAAAGAAGTTACGGCAAAAGCATATTACAAAAGAACCGAAAACACCGATAAGGATAGCACCGATAAATACAAATACGAATTGATTAAAAATCTTGAAAACGGCAAGAAAGTATCAAAGTATTATGAATTTACCGAAAACTATGCACCGCCTGAGGGGAGCAATAAGAGTTGCTATTGGCTTAACACTTACGATAATCAAACCTATCAATTTTGTAGCGATATAGGTGACGGAAAAAGTGGGTTTGGAATAACTGTTTCGCCGTCGTTCCCTAATCTAAAGTATGCGGTAGTGCATTTATCACGACTTTTCGGAGTTGATGAGGATAGAGTACACGTTTCAGGCTATAACGACTATACGAATTGGAACTTAGACACCGTAGCTGAAAGTAACGAAAGCAATGCGTGGAGCAGTGCCTCACAAACCAACACAAAAGCAGGCGGTAACTTTACAGGTATAACAGTGTATGACAACCACGTTGTTTGCTTTAAACGTGACTTTATGCACGAAATATACAACAGTAAAAATCCGTTCAGATTGGTTGACGTGTATGCGGAGGGGTCTATTGACAACAGGAGCATACAAGAGGTAAACGGCAAACTGATATTTGCGTCAGATGATGAAATCAAGGTGTATACAGGCTCACAACCGCGTGAGATTGGCTATAATCTTGGAATTGACGAGTTCAAAAGTGCCGTTTCGGGTAGTGACGGAAGAAACTATTACTTGTATTGTACAGACAGACAAGGCGAAATGTATCTGTTTGTGTATGACACAATGGTCGGTCAATGGTCGCAACAAGTGATTAATAGTGAAGTATTAGGCTTTGCACATAACAAAAACGGTATGTATATGTTATGCAAAGACGGTGTTGTATACAAAATGGATACGAACAAATATACGGACGATTGGAGCTGTGAAACAGACTTATCAACCATACTGACATCATCATCTTCAAGCACATATCAGACAGTAAATATCAAACATATAGTAAAATTTCAAATGCTTGCGTATATTGAGGGACGTTTCAAAGTGTATGCACTGTACGACAATGAAGAATTTAACCCTGAAACATCGCAGTTGCTATATGACAGTAACGGTCGGAAAGGTATGCAAGCAATACGCTTAAAACCGCGAATGACCGCTAATTATGGCTACAAGTTACATTTTGAGGGACGCGGTTATGTGCGTTTCTATGAAATGGAACTCGGCATTACTCCGGGAGGTGAGTTATTTGTATCATCAAGATGATATTAACAATATGAATTACAAACAGCTTAGAGAAACGGTATCGGAATTAAACGACAATTACGTTAAGCTGAAAAGGACATTAGAGGACGCTTTAGACAACATAGACGAAAGCAACCTCGCAACCACTTTGCGAAAGAAATTAAACGGCTATGATACTCAATTCAGTGTAACGGCTGAAAAGATAGAAAGCAAAGTATCATATGAGGACTTAGAAAACAATCTAAGTCAATATTCAACTGTATCGCAAACGGCACAAGCTATTGAAATGTCAGTAGTATCAAGTCAAGAATACACCGACGGTTCAGTAGAAAAGCTATCGTCTACATTTACTATGACAGCTGACAGAATATCGACAAGAGTAACAAGAATGAACGGTCAGATAGAAACGAAGTTTGAACAGACTGCTGACGCTATTAAAAGCCTTGCGTTTAAGAAATACGATACAAGCACGGCTTTTACGAAGTCAGAAAAGCCGACTGCAAGCAACACCACAAACAGTGAGAAAGAAAATCTTTGCAAGTACAACGGTAAATACTATTATTTCAACAGTATCTTACAACGGTGGGAGGAGTACAGTGAAACGAATGGTGTGAGTTCTGCATTTACACAAACCGCCGACGGTTTCGAGTTAAACGGTTGCGTGAAAGTAAGCGGTGACCTTATAACAGAGGGAACAATCAAAGGTGTTGATATACAAGGCGCGAAGTTTTGGGGTAACAATGGGGAAAATCAATACTTCAAAATATCAAGTTCGTTTGGAGATATAGGAGTATTTGACAAGGACGCAAGTCCAACAGCGACCGTAACTAATACAAAGTGTGCGTGGGGTATTTATTTCCCGGACCCGAATAACGAAACATTCTATATGTATTCATACGGTAGACCGATGTTAGGTTACAATCACAGTCAAAAGAAGCTTTACCCTATGGGTACTTGGGACTTTTCAAGTTGTAATGTAATCGGTTTACCAACTACAAGTTAAGGAGGAAGATATATGTTATTTAAAATAGGTGGCGACACCGAAACAATGTGCAAAAATCCGAATGAAACATTGTTATTTTCAAACGGAGTACCAATAGCTTGGCTATTCTCTGTCGACATAGAGATAAGCAAAGAAATAAAAGAAATGCTTGTAAGCGGAAAGTGTTTACAAGACATAAAAATCGTTTATGAGGGATATACAGAAGATAACGTAATTGATATGCCTATGGATAGTTTGCATAGCTTTGCAATCGACTACGCAAAAGGTATGGCACACGTTGAGTTTAAAAGGGGGATAAATAATAATGTATGACAAACCAACAAACGCAGAAGAAATGGAAGAATTCGAAAGAATGACAACCGGCTTCGATTATGTATATGAAGATACAGTCGGAGCGGGAAAGATAATATATCTTAAAATGCCTGTTGTATCGGCAAATAAGAGAGGTGTGAACGATATAGGGTGGCAATGTGACGGTGACGACGTTGCTTTATATGCAACTATGTCAAGAAAACCACGCGAGACTGAACTATGGTCGGAAGTCAAAGAAAACTATGTTGTAAATAAGACTGTATCGGCGCTGAAGTTTGAAAACAAGGACACAAAGCCTTGTAATCTATGTGTAAGGGTGCGTTTAAATTAATGGGGGTGGTTAAATGAAGGGTAATGTATGTTATCAAAAGACAGACTTCGGCTCTGAAACACCTGACTTGCTTAATAAATATGTTCTGAAAATAACTCAAATAGCAGGAATATCACTCAAAAAAGATATTTCAAAAGAGAGTTTAAGGCTTGCTTTAAGCGTTCCTACACTTGTATCGCAACTTGTTAATGATAAAGAGTACATAACCAAATCCGAAATTGAGATTATACAAAAATCTCTTGAATATATGGATAGCGTGTTAAACGGCAAGATTGACGATACAAACGCAAAACTTGATGATGAAATAAACGCAAGGGGAATGCTTGAAAATGTGGTGAATTCACTGCAAATACTGGCTCACAAGCACAGTAACAAGAATGTACTTGATACTATCACAGAAGATAGAGTAGCAATATGGGACAAGGTGAAAGACCTTGATAAATACTTTGACTATATTGATTTTAAGGCTTTTGTCGAAGAAATAGTATATGCGTATACAAACGAACTTCAAAATCTGTACACAGCAATCGGTATTACATCATACGACGGCGGTGTATTCGGTATGGAACAGTTAGGAACAGAGCTTGACGGCGGTAACTTTGACAGTGAACCTGAAAACAGTTTTGATTGCGGTGATTTTAACCCACTTGAACTGTCTGCACAAGTAACATCGGTCATTGATTGTGGAACATATTAAGGAAAGGAGGATTGATAGAATGGCAACAAGATTTATAGCAAAGCACGGTTTGAAAAGCAATATAAATAGATTAACACTTTCGGAAGGTGAAATAGCTATTGCATATAGTGAGGATAAAACGAAAGCTGAAATATACAGTGGCTCAAAAGACGGAACACCAATACTCTTGATACAAGAAATTAATGTATCAGAGTTGCTTGCAAATGCAAACGAGTACACAAACACAAAAATAAGTGAACTTGTAGATGGTGCACCAGAGGCTATGGACACTTTGAAAGAACTTGCTGACGCAATCGCTCAAAATAGCGATATTATGAGTGCGTTGCAATCTGCTATTGGCAACAAAGCGAATGAGGCAGAGTTAAGCGGTCATATTTCAGATACAAACAATCCACATACTGTCACGAAAGAACAATTAGGCTTAGAAAATGTAGATAACACATCAGATATAGATAAGCCGATTTCGACCGCAATACAAGAAGCATTAAACGACAAAGCACCGACAAACCACGCAAGCAGTGCCACAACGTACGGTATGGGTAATGCAAGCAATTACGGACATCTGAAATTGTCGGACAGTACCACAAGTACAAGCAGTACGTCAAGTGGTATTGCCGCAACACCTAAAGCGGTTAAAATGTCATATGACAAAGCGGTAAGTGCATACAATTTGGCTGATACCAAATTAGGCAAAGACTTTGTATCGGGTGGCTATACGGGTATTGATGAAGTCACTGCTCGTCTTAACGGCATAGAAGAAGGTGCGGAAGTCAACACCGTTACATCAGTTGCCGGAATGACTGGTGATGTAACACTAACAAAAGAAAATGTAGGTTTAAGTGATGTTGAAAATGTATCAACAAATGAGCAGACGCCGACTTTTACAGAGGCAAGCACAAGAGCAAATATCACAAGTGGCGAAACATTAAGTACATTGTTCGGCAAGATAAAAAAGTTTTTCACTGACCTAAAAACAGTGGCGTTTACGGGGTCATATACTGACCTGTCTAACAAACCGACATCAATGAAAAATCCTAATTCATTGACATTGACAATGAACGGCTCGGCAACGAACTATAACGGTGCATCGTCGGCGAGTAAGTCGTGGTATGCACCAACGAATGTGGGAACGGCAGGGTATAATTTGATTAGTAATGGTAGTGGTGCTCCTGTATGGCAACAACCACCTTATGCGGTATGCGGCGACAGTCCATCAATAAGCGATAGAAGAGTGAGCATAACAAATTTTAAATTGGTAACAGGAGTGAGGGTTTTAGTAAGGTTTACTTATCCTTTCGCCGGAACACAAGGTAAAGTTACGCTAAATGTAAATTCAACAGGAGCAAAAGAAGTAAAGCTATTACGAGCAGACGGTTCATATGATGCTATAACTCAATACAATTCTTGGTCGACGAATGAAATTGTTGAATTTGTGTATGATGGTACATACTGGGTAGCACTATCATCTGATAAGCAGTTTGTTTCAGGTAAGCCATCTGTTATAACAGTCGGTTCATCGACGGTGACAAGGTACTGTGACTTTAAATGTTCGGGAACAGATGACGATATAGTTATTCAAAAAGCAATGGACTCTTTAACAGACGGGGGAAAAATTATCCTTTTAGAGGGGACATATAATTTGTCGAGCAGACTTCTGCAAAAGAAGAATGTTGTAATTGAGGGACAAGGTAGGGGTATTACTAAAGTCAACACAAGTTATATTTTTCTTATATCAAACCTTGTGGGTACAAGTCCAACATTACATCTTACAAATATGGATATAAATTTTTTATCCACAAGTAATATTAGTCCTAATGCAGGTGCTTTTAACGATTATGACGTACTGCAAATTGATAATTGTTCAATCAGTTATGCAAACACAATGCACAACACAGATTCAATATTCTTTAATTGTAAAGTGAAGTTAAAGAATAGTAGAATATCTGTAACATTGCCTGCAAAACGCTATGATAACAGCCATCCTTGTTGGTGGATATTTAGAGATTGTACTGCCGAAATTATTGACACAGATATAATATTTCCTACAACAAGTAATAACACACTTAGCAATGGTGTTTTTTACAGGTGTGAGGGTAGTATGGTTGGCGGTTTTATAAAGCATATAGGCACAACTGTTAGTAGCAATCATAGCTATATTGAGGACGACTCTACAATGAATATTATTGGCACACAAATTGAATGTAGGCGATTTAGTCAATCAGAAACGACAACAGGAAACTTTAACAGTCTTGCTAACTGCCGAATTAAGATACTTCAAGCAGAAGGCTATTTTAGTGCATCTCATATTAACCATTGTGACTTGTATATATCGGCGTCAGTGATTTTCTGTGCTTATTGTATGGCATCTAACTGTAAGTTATGGTTTTCGGCGGCGAGTTTGGCTACATTGAAAAATTATTGTTTCTTTGAGGCTTGCTATACAAATCAATCAACTTGGATAGGCACAAATGGTACGGGCACGTCAACAACAGATACTAAGACAGTTTCGGGAATGGCAGCACCGTCATTTAGAAGCGTAAGTTAATATGGAGGAAGACTATGAATATAAGTGAATTTTTTAGAATTACACCTAACAATATAGTACAGTGTGTAAATTATATAGTGACTTTGAAAACGTTAAAGTCAGTAAAATTTTTGGACGAAGGTTTTGATAATCCAGATAACTTTGACCTAACACTTGAGTATTTCTTGGACGAGGAAGAAGTAAACGGTTTTAAAACAAATTATGTTGACAAGCATAAATTGTTAAGTGTTCAGAATGTAGAAGAATTGGACAACCCATATAAATGGGCAGAGGGGATAGTGTTACGCACAGATGACCCATACACTGAATTAGCCGAAATAGTCAAGTACGGCAGTAAGGAAGCATATGAGGCGTCATTGCCGGAGGCACAAGATGAATTTAATCTTGATATGGACTACAGAATGTCTAAGATGGAATTAGGATTATAAATAGGAGGAAATAGCAATGACATATGGATATTGTAAAAAAATAATTGCAAGCGGTAGATATGATAAGAATTCGATGAAGGATAAACTTGACGTGTTTCTTCTTGCAGAACG